GTTTTACAAAGGTTGAAACAGTTTATGATATTGTAGATGTATTGTGGCTATTACTACAAGGATGTGGTGTAGGCTTTAGTCCTGTTATTGGTACTCTAAATGGTTTCTTAAAGCCAATTAAAGATATTGAAGTTATCAACTCAACGAGGGTTGTTGATGATAATGGTGACTTTGAGCGTGGTGAAGAACATAACAGTGAGACTATCATAGATGGCGTGTGGACGATTAAAGTTGGAGATAGTGCTGAGGCATGGGCTAAGTCTATTGGTAAGCTTATGGCAGGTAAACAAGCCGTTAACAAGCTAGTATTGGATTTTAGCAACATTAGACCGGCAGGTATTAGACTTAAAGGCTATGGTTGGATTTCATCGGGAGATACATCTATTGCTAAAGCCTATGTTAAGATTGCTGAGATATTAAACAGAAGAGCAGGGCAGTTACTAAATCGTATGGACATCCTAGATGTTGTAAATTGGTTAGGTACTGTATTAAGCTCAAGACGCAGTGCTCAGATAGCACTATTTGAATATGGAGAACCTGAATGGAAAGAGTTTGCAGTAGCGAAGAAAGATTGGTGGTTAACAGGAAACGAACAGAGAATACAAAGCAACAACTCACTAACCTTCTACAAGAAACCAACCACGACGGAACTAGAAGATATTTTCAACTTGATGGAAGAAGCGGGTGGCTCGGAACCAGGCTTTGTAAATGCAGAGACTGCCTTAAAGAGAGCACCCTGGTTTAATGGTTCAAACCCTTGCTGTGAGATACTTCTAGGCAATAAGAACTTTTGTAATCTAATGGAGATTGATATCGCTAAGTTTAAAGGGGATTCTTCAGGGCTCTTAGAGGCTATCAGACTTGCTGCTAGAGCTAACTATAGACAAACCTGTGTTAACCTTAAGGATGGTATTCTTCAAGAAGCTTGGCATCTTAACAATGAGTTCCTTCGTTTATGTGGTGTAGGTCTCACAGGTATTGCTAGACGAGATGATTTATCGGCTTATGATTATGAGCAAATGAAACTAGCAGCGGTAGCTGGTGCATACTCTATGGCAGATGAGCTAGGCTTACAACGCCCTAAGAATGTTACAACTGTTAAACCAAGTGGAACATTATCAAAGGTGATGTCTACAACAGAGGGTGTACATAAGCCTCTAGGTAAATACATATTTAATAATATTAACTTTGGTAAGCATGACCCATTGTTAACTACACTTAGAGAAGCAAATTATGATGTTTACCCTAACCCGGCAGACCCTGAAGGTGTCTTAGTGACATTTCCTGTAGCTTGGGAAGACGTAGAGTTTACTAAAGTTCAAACGGACCACGGAGAAGTCGAAGTAAATCTTGAAACAGCTATAGAACAGTTGGAACGCTATAAGAAAATACAAGTCCATTACTGTCAACAGAATGTAAGTAATACAATTAGTTATAGTCCAGATGAAGTTCCTGCTATCATTGAGTGGCTATTAAATAACTGGGAAATCTATGTTGGTGTAAGTTTTCTTTATAGAGCAGACCCAAGTAAAACAGCAGCTGACTTAGGGTATCTTTACCTTCCTCAAGAGGTTGTAACTAAGGAGAAATATGAGGAATACATCAATAAGCTTCTTCCAGTTGACCTTGGAGCAGAAAATAAAGATGGTGACATTGAAATCGAAACACAAGAGTGCGTTGGAGGGGCTTGTCCCGTTAAGTAGCTTAGAGGAGTATTATGCTATTAAGGATAGTGTAAGCTCTTTAGAGCGCCTAAGAACATATCAGATTAATGATATTATGAGTAGAAGAAATATTACAAAATACAAATTATTTTAAGGATACAATATGAGAGTAGCAAAATGGAATTTCGATAGAAATAATACAAGTTTCGATATGGAACTAGAACTAAATATGTTAGCTGAAGAGGCTCAAGAGTTTAAAGATGGTATGATAGACTACTTTAATGCAATTAAAGGTATTGACCAAGAAGCCATCCTAGATGCTAAAGTAGAGTTAGTCGATGCTTATGCTGACTCCCTTTTTGTATTTCGTGGCACACAGTTTAAAGTTTTAGGTACTATGATAGACTTCAGCGGTGTCCAGGAGACCTTAGACTATATGGTACATATATTGAAAAGTATAAATATTAGTGATATGGTTTTAGACGAGGCTTACAATCTTGTTGTAGAAGCTAATGAGGCTAAAGGTACTCAGAAAGTTAATGGTAAGATACAAAAAGGTGAAGACTGGTTTGACCCTAAACATGCTATAAGAAAGCTATTAACCGATGTTTAAGAAGGATGATGGAGGGAAGCCTATGGTTTCTCTAGTCGAACCTGAGTTTGTCCTAGGGACAGCAAAGATACTAACATTCGGAGCAAACAAATATGGTAAAAACAATTGGAAAACAGCTAAAACAGAAGACATTGAACGCTATAACGACGCTCTACTTAGGCATCTCTATGCTTATTTGGAAGGGGAAAAGATTGACCCGGAAAGTGGTCAACCACATTTATACCATATAAGCTGTAATATAATGTTTTTAGATTACTTCGATAGACAAGATGAGGTTTTAGGAGATAGTATATGACAGCATTAATAGACGCAGACAGTTTTCTATATAAAGTAGGGTTTGCTCTTGAGGAAATTTTCGAGAAAGAAGATGGGACTGAATACCACGTTGTAGACCTTGTGAATGCTAGAGACGCCTTGGATGGCTTAATAGATGGTATACTATTTACAACATGCCTACAAACACAACCGTAAGGACTCTAGAAAACCCGATAAGTTTGATGAGATGTGGAAGCACCTCCGAAGTAAACACAAAGCTAAATTAACTCCCTTCTGTGAAGCTGATGATGTTGTGGTTACCAAAAAAACAGAGGCCCCTGATGATTACATATTATGTGCAATAGATAAAGATGTATTGTATCAAACAGAAGGGCGTCACTATAATTATGGTAAGGATGAGTGGGTTGCTGTTACTAAAGAAGAAGCTATTCACTATGCTTACCTACAGACTCTAACAGGAGATACTACAGATGGTTATAAAGGTGCTTACAGGATTGGACCTAAGAAAGCTGATGTAATCCTCGGAACACCGGGACAGTTTGATGAACGTCAACTATGGGCTAGAGTTTTATGGACCTATAGGAAATGTAAGCAATCTAAAAAGGAAGCACTTGCAACTATGAGACTTGCTCAGATGCACCAACTTAAAAGAGTTGATGGTAAATTGAAGCTAAATTTATGGTTACCTCCAGCTAAAGGAGGTTGTCAGATAGATGCATTACAGTTTTGAAGTAGTAATTGGAATAGCAATAATTACAAATACAATAGTACAAGTCACATGGTTTGTAAAAACCTTTAAGAAGCCCAAGAACTAGGGCTCAAACAGGGATACATGAATTATGATGGACATATTAGAAAGAGAGCCTCTTAAAGAAGCTTAAAGATATTATAATAATTACTACTAATAATTACATTAGTTAAGAGTAAAGAACTATAAGACTCTTTAAAGAACCTTTAAGCATCTTAAAGAGTAGATTATTTTGTAATTTATTGTAATAAGATTATGGTAATCTATCAAAGTATAAGAGTTTGTAATCTCTCTCAGGTGAAACTGTGGACTGACTACTAAAATTACATAAAGAGGAATAATAATGGCTAAAATCATTATACCAATAAACAGTTACGATTTAATTAAACAACTTGAAGAGCGCTTTCCAGATGAGCTTGATGTAGTAGATACACCACCTTTTGAACGTGGAAAGAAAGCTGGAGTTGTAGAATTAATAAGAGAACTTAAATATTATTTAAAAGGAGAGACTGTGCAAAAGAACGCAGTAAACATATAGATGGGTGGAGGCGGTGGTGGCGGCACTACAAGCATTAAAGCTGACCTACCCGATATATTTGCCCCTGTAGCCCCTGAAAGAACCTCAGCAGCTGCTATGCCGGAGAATATAGATAAAGCCCTTTTTACAGGAGGCGCTGCTGAATCTGCTACTGAGAAAGCTAAGAAACGTCTAGGGACTTCAAGATTGGTTATACCTCTCACAGAATCAGCACAGTCTGGTGGCTATACAGCCCCTAGAGCACCTACGGGAGTTGTATAATGGGTGGCGGTGGTGGTTCTCAATCAACCTCATATGAGCCAACAAGACTTGGAGTTGCTCGTCGTAGTTACGGGGAACTCAGTAAAACAGGTATACAATCTCGTGAGCAATATGAACAATATAGTAAGTTAGGTAAGGGTAAAACCCAAAAGGACTTTAGAACTCCTTTACTTTCATCTACTGGTAAGGTGCAGTATGACCCAACGTCAGAAGAAAGAAAAGTTATTATGACGGATGATACTGCTGCCTACAAGAAGTATACTGAAGGACTCGGTGGTGCTGTTTATGATTCTAAATGGGACCGCTGGAAGACAGAGGGTGGTGTTGATATAGAAGCAGCCCTACGTGACTGGGAGAACTATACAGGTGAACGAAAAGAAATAGCAACTTATAGTGCTAAGGAAGCTCGAAGAACTACAGCTCCAGAAGACCTCACAGGAACCTCAGGGGCGGTTGATTACTCTTTAGCTATAAAAGATGAAGAAGATAAGAAAGAGACCTCTGTTGGAGCTTCTCGGTCTTATGATACATCTCCAAGTACAGCATCAACTAGTCAAGCATTAGGAATTTATTAATGGCAGAAGATTTTAAAACAGCCCAGGAGCTCTTAGAAGAAGCAGGTTTAAAGAGCCTCTTCGACAAGCGTGATGGCGATAGAATTACAACCCTTAAGAAAGCTAGAGACTGTAGTAAACTTACAATCCCTAGTGTGTTGCCTGATGATAGTTTTACGGAACAAACAGCACTCCCAGATACCTATAATTCGTTAGGTGCGCGTGCTGTAAACAATTTAAGTAACAAACTATTATTAGGTTTATTACCACCTAGCTCTGCTTTCTTTAGGCTTAGACCCACAGAAGACCTTGAGGAGCCTCAAGAACCGGGTGCTACAGCCTCTAACGAAGATACTGAACTTGAAGCACAATTAAGTGCCTTAGAAACCAAGGTAATGAATAAAATTGAAGGCTCTGGAATGAGACCTATTGTTCACCAAGCATTTGTACATTTAATTACAACTGGTAATGCAGCTTTACTTTATGATGAAGGTCAAATGCATATGTATAAGGTTGATTCTTATGTAGTGCTTAGGGACTTTAGTGGTAATATCACAGATGTAATTCTTAAAGAGAAGATTGCTTATGCAGCGTTACCTGAAGATTTAATGGGTACTCTTGAGGTTACTGAAGAAGAGCGTAAACGAGACATAGAGCTATATACTAGATACATCAAACAGGGCGGTGAGTGGCTAACTTACCAAGAGGTTAAAGAAGTTCTAGTAGAAGGTTCCGAACAGAAGATAAAAGATAAACATCTACCTCTTATGGTCCTTAGGTGGAGTAAGATTAATGGTGAGCATTATGGACGTGGTTTAGTTGAGATGCATCTAGGGGACTTTAGGAGTCTTGAGGGTTTAACCCAAATGATGTTAGAGTACTCAGCTATTGCTGCTAAAGTAATCTTTGGTATTAAACCAGGCTCTGTTATTGAACAGGATGAACTTGAAGAGGCAGAGAATGGTGGGGTTGTTGTAGGAGATTTAGAGCGTGATGTAAGTCGTCTTGCAGTCGATAAACAAGCAGACCTTCAAATCCCTATGAAACTCGTTGAGGAAATTACAAGGCGTATTGGTGCTGCTTTTCTATTACAGTCTACAACAACTAGAGATAGTGAGCGTACAACTGCACTAGAGATTCAGTTTCTAGCTAGAGAACTTGAAGACGCCTTAGGTGGTATTTATAGTATTATAGCACAAGAGTTCCAATTACCATTAGTTAATCTACTCATGCAGGATATGAAATATGATTTAGGTGATGCAGTAGAACCTACCATTACAACAGGTCTTAATGCCTTAGGTAGAACTCAAGACTTAGAGAAACTTAGACAGCTTAATAGTTTGATAGCTGAGGTAAACCCTCAGTATGTTATGGACTATTTGAATATCGAAGAGTACCTAGTAAGAATCGGAAGTGCCTTAGGTATTAAAGATGTTAAGTCCTTATTTATAAGTAAGGAAGAGGTACAGCAAGAGCAGCAAGGGCTTACTGATGCTGGAGTACCAAATGTAGCCCAACCTCAACAGGTGCCTGCTTAATGGAGGCTGTAATTTAGCCCTAGGTAATTTTAAAGATAGAACAAACTCGCTTGAGAGAGCAATACAATATTTAAAGGATAGAATATGAGTAAATTAATAACAGATGCAAGTTATACACCAAGAGATAAGAAGAAAGAAGCAGCATTAGCTAAAGCTGGTAAAGCTAAACCGGGGTTTATGGATTTAACATCACCAAAACCTAAAGGTAAGTAATTATGGCAACGGAGGAACAGGGTACAGCCCCTGAGTTGACAGAACACGAACAAGCTATGGTAGACTTAGTGGATGACAAAGAGGCGGCTACAGCTGGTCTTGTTGACCCTGAGAATGCTTCAGAATATGTTGAACCTAAAGAGGAGCCCTCAGATGAAGCTACTACAATTGATTACAAAGCTAAATATGAAGAGTTACTTGCTAAAGAAAGTCCTGAAGCTCCTCCTAAGACTCCCGAGGGTCTGGAAATTGAATCAAAAACTGAGGATGTTACTCCTCCAGAAGAAAATCAAGAGGTTTCCGCCTTAACTCCCGAACAAATGGGTAAGTTCTCAACTGAGTTTGATGTTAATGGTAGCCTATCGGATGAGTCTTATAGTGAATTACAAAACCTTGGATTATCTAAGGCGGTTGTAGATACTTATATTGAGGGTCAAGCAGCTATTGTGGCTTCGAGAAACGCGAAGGTATTTGAGAAGGTAGGTGGTGCTGAGTCATATAGTGAGATGATTTCGTGGGCTAAGGAAAACTGGACACCACAACAGGTAGAGGTTTTTAACTCTCAGGTACAGAGTGGCAATGAAGCTAATATTATGTTTGGAGTTGAAAGTTTATCAGCACAATATAAAGCAGCTTCTGGAAGTCCAATGCCTAAGAGAGCCCTTAGTGGAAGCTCTCAAGGAACCTCAGGGGGAGCTAAAGGCTACTCTGATAAAGGTGAAATGTATAAAGCAATGAGAAACCCAATGTATGGGAAAGATGCTTCATATACTAATTCAGTTGCAAAGAAAATAGAACAAAGTTCGTTTTAAGTCGCCTACCGGGGAAGATTGTCTCTTCGTGCTTCCCCAGGCATAATGGAAGAGTATTTAATTAAATAAAACACAAAGGACAACTATGGCTATAGGAGCAGTAGGATTTACACAAATTGAGGGTGCAGGTGATCGCAAAGCACTAAACCTTAAGGTATATTCAGGAGAAGTTTTATCGGCTTTTGATAAGAAGAACATTGGGCTTGACCTAGTGAAGGTGCGTACAATCGCAAATGGTAAGAGTGCTTAACGAACTGGGTTCTCTATAAACATTCCCTTAATTGCTGGGACATCCTTAGGACAATCAGCAGCCGATAAACCTTTTAGGTGTGGTTCAACGACTAGAGCATAGTGCTCGTAGTATCAAGTGATACGAAACAGGGAACATTATATTAAATAAATCAATAAGCCTTTTAGGAGATACAAATGAAATTGATAGAAGATTTAGGTAAGCGTAAAGATAGTAAAAATAGAAACAGAAGATATGGTGTATTTCATTGTAAATATTGTAATCAGAATGTAGAGCGTAGAATAGATACAGGTACAGTTGCAGATAGCTGTGGGTGTATGAAACGTAGGGATGCTCATAGTAAGTTTGAGACTTGGCGGTGTACACGTTGTCATGAAGTTAAACCCCTTACTGATTATTATAAAAGAGAAGATACAAAATCATATAGACGAGAATGTAAAACCTGTGTTAAGGAGAAAACTCTTCTTAGAAAGTTTGGTGTTGATTACACGTGGTATCACAATAAACTTGAAGAACAGAATCATTGCTGTGCTATATGTAAGAAACCATTAGAATCTAAGAGAAACGATAAGTTTGATGTAGACCATTGTCATACAACAGGTAACGTTAGAGGACTCTTGTGTACAACCTGCAACACCGGTATAGGTTTGTTAAAGGAAGATATAACTATTTTTAAGAACGCTGAAAAATACTTAAATAAATATAAGGAAGATATAGTCTAATCTATATAGTAAAATATATAGCAGTTGTGGGA